TGTTAACAACTTATCTCTATTGCTTGTTTGAGCAGAGGGAAAAAGCATTAAGTTTTTTTTGTCAAAATAATTATAGTAACTATAATCGTTGTAACAAGGACTAATATTTGATAGTTTAACTATTTTAGGGCTGGAATTATCAGTATAAAATTGACTATAACACCCCGCCGATGTTAATGCTGCAATAATTTGGGAGTCATTAGCAGGCATAATAAGGCTGTCATTTGTTGTAGTAGTAGTTGCTGCTTGTATTTGTTTACCGTTTACTGAACTATCAATAAAATAACCATTGACAACATTTGTCAAGTCTTTAATCCACAATATAGGGCTTAAAGATAAAGGATTAAACCCTCCGCCCCTTCTCGCACTAATTATATTTGCTAAAGCTAATATCATATCTTATTATTTACCCCAATAACAACCAGAAGCTGTATTACCAACATTAACAGTAACTTCTCTAACACATACATCATTCCATCCACCTTTGTAAAATGGCAATGGAACAGCTACATTACTTTCACTATTTTTCAATTTAACATATAATATCCCTTCTGAACCAGTATTGGGGTCTATTGCTATATAAAACCCCTCTGGGTCAATTTTGCCATTTACTAAATCAAGTACACCACCATCTTTAGAAATTTGAAGTGTGGCTACATTCCCATATTTATCTAATAAATATTGACCAACACCCAAGTCTTTATTTGAACTATTATTACCAGTATTCATGTCTTATATTTTTAACTTTTTAAATACGCTGTTAAATAAAAATAAACAACCCTATCTCCATAATTCCAGCAAACAACTGGATTTACCATATTATTGGTTGTGTCAAATGTTTCTTCACCGTCTTGAGTTGCCCCAGTGAATGTTGGCACATGTAATGCATTCCCATCACCTTGCAACAACAATAAGCACCCTTCTCCAAATTTTGAAGTAATAACTGGGATTTCAATTGCTTTAGATAGTTTATAAACTTTATAATACTTCTCGGGAAATGTTAATTCCGCAATACCATTGAAGTCAGATGGTTCATTGTCTCTTTCAAAGAATGGGCCACTTGGAACTCCACTTTGTTCATTCACATAAGTGTCTAAATTTTTAAAAGACATTGAAAACTTTTTCATTTGTAACTAAGTTTAAATGACTTTAATATTTTAGAACATTCTTGTGTAATTATATAAACATCATTTTCAGTTATAATAAAATCTTCCACATCTATGCCATCGTACATATAATCTAAAATTCCTATATATACATTTGCAGTGTTTAATATTTCCCTTTGCCTATCATAACTATATGATGAACCAATCCTATAATTATTTTCATATATAGAATTACATCTTATGTAACTTAATTTTAATGCTAATGTTGAATTGTATAAATCAGTTTTAGTCATATTAAACTATATCTTGCAATAATTCCAAACATTCATTATAGCTTTCAATTGAACCTATTGTAGCCGCATATTCCATGCAATCCAACAGTCTCCTTTGTTCATCAAGCATGTATTTTTCTTTGCTATCCATCCCAAGTCTATAACTGAGATTATTCTTCATTACAAGCATTGTAATTACAGCAGCAAATCCTTCGGTGCATCTTGCTAATTCACTAGCACCATCTTTTAAAATAAATACATAGATACCGTCTTCAAATTCAGTTATTGACAAGCCAAGGTCTGCTATTTCTATAACTATACCATTATTGATGTTTTCATCTGTAAATGTTATTACAGAGCCCAATATTACATTGTCTTTATATACAGTTAATGTTTTTCCAGAAGTTGAAACTACAGTATCCCCAACATTTTGTATAGTAAAATATGTTGCATCAATTGATTCTTCTACAGCTAATGTTATTGCCATAATTACCTAATTATAGATATTAATTTTAATATTGAATCCGGGCCAAATGCTGCAAGTAATACAAATACTACAATAACCCATATTGTTAATAATATTAATCCAATTGCTGGTTTTGCAAATATTTGTCTTATGAATTTTGTCCCAGTGGCAAGTTTTTTAACATTATCCCTATACTCACCTATTGGACAATTCCTACCCTTTTCTTCAACTAATAGTAGTCTATCAGATATTTCTTTAATTAGATCAGCATTAGACTTATTACTCTCTTTCTGGTCTTTAATATAGTCAGTGAGTAATTTATTCAGGTCTTGCAGTTCTTTTTCCACTTTATCAAACCTTAAGTTTAAATTATCTTCCTTTAGTTTTTCAATTTTATCTTCAATCTCACTCATTTCATAGTTAAAATACTTGATTGGACTTAAAGTTTGAGTTGCCCCAAATATAAATTATTTTATTGTAATTTGCAAATTATTCATATAAAAATAAGGGGAGAATTAACTCCCCTTATAAATTAAGTCATTTACATACTATACGTTAAATACAGTCGCTAATGCATCGTTAGCTAAATCTGTAGGAGTTTGCTGAGTAGCAATTACAATCCTAAATTTAGATTTAACTGATTGACCAATTGCTTCAAATCTAACATCAGATGCTTGGATTTCAAGATTGATTAAATCATATCCCCTACCAGCAACTGCTTGAGTTCTCAATTGGGTTAATGGACGTTTGCTTATAATTGGGGCTTTATCCATCCATTGTGAATACATTTCCTGATAAGCAACTTGAGCATATGTACCTGTGCCATATTTAGGTTTTGTAGCCTTATATTCAACAAGTGAACCAAAATCTTCAGTTGTAATATCAAATGATACTAAAGAATTTGTTAATTCATCTGTAATAGGGTTGAATGGCTGTTCAAGTCCTGAGAATTTAAGACCCCAATATCCAGTAGCAGTTGTAACACCAGTTTGAGATGCAGCAGTTGTACCTTCATAAACATAGCCAGTTTCACCTTGCCAAGGAACATCAAGTGTAAATGTTGCAGCACTTGAAGTAGTTGCAGCAGCTTTATACTTAACTGGGACAGCATCACCACTAGCAATAGTTACTGCAATTGTAGCAAATGTTGAATCATCTTCACTTGACAATACTAATGGAGGAAGTGAATAGAACCCCGGGTTATAGGTAATTGTTACGGTAGTTGCACTTGCACTTGCTGTAGCTTGAGTTCCAGCGTTAATAGCTGTTGCAATAGCTGTAGCATTTTGAGCAGCTGTACCAGCATCTGCAACATTATAAGCAGTTTCACCAATATAAATTACGTGGCGACCAGCATCTGTAGATGAACCAAGAACACTTGCAGTAAATGTAAATGTTCTGCCATTGCTTGATGGAGCATTGATAATATCAGCAGCAGTTACACTAGCGGTAGATGCTGTCAAAGTTGTATTACCAGCAGTAGCTTTAATGTAAGTTGAAACTACGGTTGAACCCTTTGTAAATTTGTAAATAGTTGCACTTCCTGTAAATGCAGCTACCGATGTAGTATCACAAACACGTTCACATCTAATTACTGGGTAAGGTTCACGTCCAGTTGTAAACTGACGTATAAAACTTTCCTGAAGACCTTTTGCCATATCAGCTTGTGAAGTTGATGTAGCTTTATAAGGCACTGTTTTAATCTCAGGAGCATTGTTATAAGTATTTCTTGTATGATTCAAGATTACATGCAATACATATGTGCTTCCACTAACTGGAGTTCCAAACCCAGTCGTATTGTAGGTTGAATCATACCCAAAATAGCTTACTTGTTGAGTATCTTGAACAAAGTCTTTTTTTACTTTAGTCAAGATATCATTATAACTAAAAATTGGAGAAAATACATATGTGCCATCAGAATTTTTCTGAACTACACGTACTGGAGTTGTTCCAGATATAGCACTCTCCTCATTCTTGTTATCAAGAGCTCTTACTACAGCTACAGAACCATTAGCCATATCCGTATATAAGGCTTCGTCTGCAATACCATTAGCAACATTCCCAATAAAGAAATAAGTTGCATTTTTTTCATTAATCATTGTAATTACGTATTAAGTTAAACAAAATTGTTTATTTATTGTTACTATTTAATATACTATTGCTTTTAAGAAACATATCTACTGCCATATCTATTATTTCCCATTGAAACACATCAGGCACTTCTATTTCAGAAGTTGGATTATCTTCTATTGTGTATTTGTTAGGTTCCCTAATGTACCCAACTTGATATGAGGTTATTGACGCACCACTTTGATGAACCAATACATGTAATCTATTCGTACCACCATCGTCAATAATCTCAGCTCTCCAAACTAAGTATTCATATGGTTTCTTAAATGGATTCCTTATATTTGACTGGTATGAGTCAAGTGATATTGGCCTTACCTTTGATTTATAATCAGTAGTCCCAACTCTTACATTAGCAACTTCAAGCACTGTATATAATAAATCAGTAGGTAATACAGCTTGTACAGAATTTGGCAATATTGTAGATGCTGTTACATTTAACACCTCACTTACAGTAAGTAAACTTAATGCTTTCCTAGCCTTCTCATTATCTTCAAATTCTGCATAATACTTATCTATTAAATCATATAAACATTCATAGAATATACTGCTTATTTCACCAGTCGGCATGTCTATAACTAAATCAAGATTTCTAATCTTTCTTTCAAATTCATTATGCATTTCAGCTAATGTCATTTCTTATCCTCCTGCTTAGTTACTAGTAAATACTTTTCTCTTCTAAATATTTCAACAGCTTGTTGCACTATTTCTTCATGTAAGTATTCAGCTAATTCACAATCATTACTTCCTCCGAGTCCTATTTGTATTGGAGTTCTCAGGTATGTTAAAACAATTGCAGTTAATGTTGTAAACCTGTCAACAAATACTATTATTTTATTATTAGCTTCAAATATAACACCAGGTTTTCTTATAATTGGCTTATTAAAACTATTTGTTGTGAAAGATTCAACTTCGTTGTAATTTATTATCTTATTGGGAACTGTACTTGTTGATGATATCACCGGACAAGCTGTTCTGGTTATTTTACTATCACTCCTTATATAATATAGATAATCCGATGGCAACGCCATCATATTGCCATGTAGTATGTCCGGATTAGTTAATGGTGTTATTGACGTTCCAATAGTCCTACCTATTAAATGTCTTAATTCATCAATGTTTTTATTTATATTTTCAATATTCTCCTTCATATTTAATGAAGGGAAATATTTAGCTTTCATTGTTCTTAATTGAGATATATTTAAATATGCAAATATTTCATCAGTATCCAGCCTGTCCTTAGTTTCAAATTCAGGATTTGATGTATATAATAACCTTTGAAATTCTATTTGCATTTGTAATGCATTCATATTTATCCTTGTTGAGGTATTTTAGTTTTAAATATAGATTCTGCTGCTAAATTAACTGCCAAATCAACTAAATCATCGTGTAAAAATCCTGGCAATATTGAAGTATTTGAATCATCAATTCCTTTCTGAGCTAACACATATGTTAATTGGATTTGGTTAATATTTGTTGTATAGTAGTCAGGAATTACAATTATATATGAATATGGGGCGGTTGATGCTTGATATCCAAATATAATCTTAGGATATTTGAAATATGGTTTATTGAAATTAGTTGTTACAAACTTTGACAAATCAGATGCCGATATTATCTCAGCTCTAACAAATTCAGATGTTATTGCAGGTTCAGTTCTTGTTACCCCAACCATAGCATCTATAAAAAATCTTACTGGTGATGAAACTATTGACGATATTGCAATACCATAAACACTTTCGCCAGATGGCAATGTCATTGGACTCATACTTCCACTATAAGTCCTTACTACAGTATATATTGACTTATAATCACCAAGTTGAGAATATTTCTTAATAATTTCATTCTCAGCAGTATTTAATAAACTGTAGATTTCAGTATTAGTAAAACCTGGGGCTGCCGCACTAGCAACAGCCTCAAGTCTTATATTAAATTTTGATATTAATTCAGCAGATGTCATTAATCTTCTACCTTAGCTTTATCTTTTTGTTTAGTTACTGCAATTATTTTTGCATAAATTGGGTCATCAGGTTTTTGTTCCCAATGCTTCATCTGTGCAATTAATTCACCATAACTATATTTAGTATCAACTCCATTAATTATATAAGTCCCGACACCTTGTTTCAATACAACACCTTTATTTATCGCCTTAGCTATAAGTACTTTCGTGTTATATGCTTTATCTTTAAATAAAGAAATAAATCCTTCCTTATCGACATCAACAATTTTCTTAAGTTCCCCTATCAAGAACTTTGTATCAGCCTCTTGTGGGATTGAAACATTCTTTGACTTGTTCATGTAGTAGATATTGATAAAATCTCTCATCTTATCATTATTTCCCTGAAGCTTGCCAAGAGCTTCTCCAATCTCAATTAAGAATTGTGTTTCAGATATAGCCTTTTCTTCTTCATAATTTTCATTAACAAATGCGTACCTAAACTGTCCATTAAATCTCGAATCCCAATCATTAGATATTTCTTTCTTCCAAGTTTTAAGAACTTTATATTCCAAATTTTCCCTTGGATTAGATAGGTCAAATTTCTTACCAATCTTCATCAACTCTGGAGTTTTTGTAATTGTTACATTAAATGAACCCCAGAATTCATTATTCTTTTTATATGGGTTAAGATCCTCTCCAAGAATTTGAGAGAAGTATTCCATTTCGCCATCTTTAGTAAATGGATTGACAACCTTTTGTGTATGTTCGTCAACTTTTAAACAATACCTATCTGAAGCTCCATCCATTTTAAAATATGCAACATGTTTTTCATCATTAACCATGCCAGTCTTCCTTCCAATAGGTTTTAAATACACTACTCTTTTTTCCAAATATCCCTTCTCAATTGCTTCGTCTATACTAATCATGTTAAAATAATTAATTATTAATTTTGCTAAGTTAATTCCATTTTTAATAAAAAACAAGGGTGTAGGTATATTTCTACACCCTTGAGTATTTTTATCTCAAAATTGACGGTATAATACGGCCAGTTTTAAGAATATTGTTTACCTGAATTGCACCTTGGAACATTTTACCAACAGTATATCCATCTTTCAAAGTGGCAGTAGCGGCAGGAGAACTTAAGTTGTTATATGCTGTGAAAGCATCACGCATACCCGGAACAAATCTATAAATTTCTTCTTCACCTTTTACAGCAACTCTTTGTATGTTAGGAGAACCATTCGTAGTACCAAAGTTCCAAATATCATAGACATAAGAACTTGCCAAACCAGCCTTAGGGTGACGTATTTTATTACGAGCTGGATCATCCTTCATAGGATCAATCATCAGTTTGAATTTAATACCATTAATAAATTCATATTCCACCAATTGGCCTTCAGAAAGTCTCATCTTTCCTTCACCAGCATCAATGAAGTTGTGTGAACTTCTCAGCCATGAAATTTCACCACCTCGTGCTGATAAAGCCTTATGCAATTGATATGCACCATATTCACCAGTTGAAAGAACCAACTCCCTCTTATCTTCCTTAACTTTACCTACAGAAATATCCATAGCAAAGTCAGTAATTACATCAAGTGAGAAATCATTATAAAATAGCATGTTACCACCTTCCATTTGTTCGTAAAGACCAAATCCAGCCTTAATAACATTACCACTTTCACCTTTCAAACCATGTGTACCATCAGCAGCCTTTGTAGATTTTCCACCCAAAAGAAGACGTGCCTTATCTCTACGAAATTGTGTAAGGAAGTCCCATTCAAGTTTACTTAGCCACGCAGTATGTTCTTTACCATTTTGGTCTAAGAATTTAAATGCAAGCGGATTAACTTTACCCTTACTAATCATATTACCAGGAACTTCATAATTCTTGCGAATCATTGAGAATTCATTTTCAAGAACAAAATGACTAGCATGTTTTACTTCATTACCACGAATTGACAATGTTTGCTCAACAAGACCAAATTCTTCAGACCAACGTGTTCCAACAGCAACCTCATCAGCATCAATAAATTTAGTACTATCTCCAGAAACAATCTGAACTGCATATCCATATAAATTACCAACTTGAATTGGATCAGTTGTTACACGTAAAGAATATTTCTCTGGGTGATGTCCAACCATTACAGATGTAGCTGAGAAGAAATCTTCAGCAAACCACATATAGAATGTACCAAATCCTAATCCAGCTTTGTCTGCATCAGTAATTTGAGATCCAGTAGGGTCAGCAGACAATGTAGCTGCCATAAGTTCAATGTTCCTTTCTTCACTACCTTGTAATGCCCAACGGAATGGAGTGTCATCGTCAAGATAACGTACTGGGAATTTGTCAATAAATGAGACAATATTATCTGCCCCATAGTTTACTTCATATACCCTGTCAATAAATTTTGAAATCCATTGAGGGTCTTGCATACCCATCCAACCTAGGTGTTCTTCACGAGTAAATTTACCCCAGTATTGTGGGTCCAAGATTTGCATCTTAGAAATTTTAACGCTCATATTAAATTAATTAAAAATTGTTTGTATTATAAGTTTCCAAAAGTATTTTTCAATGCATTGAATGTTGATGATTTTTCTCCACCAGTATTTGGATTACCATCTAGTCCATTCTTTGTTGCCTGTAATTTTTCATGTATTTTACTAACTGCATCAGATTTAACCTTAGATTCAATTTTCCTAAAATCTCCATCTAACATACCAGTCATTATTGCATAAGCTAATTTTATACGGGCACCAATCGGGTCTTTACTAATCCATGCCGTAATCCCATCAACTTGGTTATTATTAGCATCCTTATACCCTTTAGTTAGGATAAACTGCTCGATCTTAGCCTGAGTTTGTTTATTAATCTTCTGGCCTAAAACTTCATTTGCTGAGTAGATTGTATCTTTGTAAGCTTTTATCAACTTATCCATATTATCTTTTGCAGCATTTTCCTCATCAATAACTCTTTGTTTCTCAGCCTTAATTCTTTCTGCATTGAGCTTCTTGACACTTTCCAGAGCTTCAATTGCTTCTTCTATATCAGTCCCGGTGTCAATACTCTTTTGAATTAACTTGCTTATTTTCTCATCAGAAAGTTGTGTAGTATTTTTATAATCCTGAAATAATACACTCTTCCTTAAATCCTCATCAGCCTCAAGTTGTTCCTTGGTCAATGAATCAAATTTAATCTTTGATGAAATTAATTGTTTGGCAATATCAGAATCAACTCCAGAATCTTTCAATTCAATATATTCAACAAAATCTGACTCATATGTTTTCTTAATTTCACCAACCCTTGACTCAACCTCTCTTGAAAACAAATATTCAAGCCCAGCCTCGTCACCATTTTCTTCCACAAATTTTGAGAACTCGTCTTCATCATATGAAGAAAATACCCCCTTCTCGTTAACAAACCTAGCAAAGTCAAGAGCAATGGAATTGGAATTAGAAGTATCTTTATCTTGAGAAGGGGGATTTTCCTTTTCTGTAATTACTTCTTCTTTCTTACTCTTTACTTTCTTAAGAGGTTCATCTTTACTATCCTTATTTACATCTAACTTATCGTCAAGTTCAATTTCTAATTCATCATTAGATTCTTTTTTTGAACTTTGATTTGAAAATACACCAGATTGATTAGCTAATATATCCTCCGGTGTCTCCAGGGTTTCAAACACTTCCCCAAAGTCAATTTCGCTTAATAAACTTTCTTTTTCCATTGTTTGCTTGATTATGTTATTACAAATATATACTTCTAAAATAACCTAATAAAGATTATTAGGTTATTATTAATTCCACGTATAGCTAAACAGTTAATTGCATTAAATTTTGTCTTCAAATTCTTTATCAAGGAAATATAGTGAAGCATCCTTAGATTTAATCATTTTAATCCTATCCACCCAGTATAATATTTTTGCTTCTTCTTCAGTTTGCTCACTAATCATTTTCATGGCAAATTCATATGTATTTAAATCTCCTTCATCAAATGCAGCTTTAGCTATTTGCTTAATCCATTCAGTTACTTGAATTTCATGTTTATAACTATTTTCAACTATTGCTTCAATTCCATCAAACCCTATTGGTTGCTCTTTAGTTGCCATAGTTTTTGGCATACAACCCCTATCTTGAATATATTCATAGAATTTATCCCTATGAATTAATTCCTCTTTAGAATATTTATCCCATAGTTTTGAAGCTCCAAACCACCCATTATAACTCAACCACTGTGACATTGCTAAGTATAATAAACTTGACTCGTGTTCATTTTTCAATTGCTCATTAAGCATATTGTAAATCTTGTCTGATATTCTTTTCATATATTAATTATTATCTTAATCTGTTACAAAATGTCATATTATCACTGTATTGAATGATGATAATCCAGTTAAATTATCTTGTATAATTATTTGCAATTTTTCATTTTCATTACCATCTACCAATATTGCACATCCAGCACCTTGTTGAGAATTATATATTTTTGTTGCCGTCATTCCATATACTACAGATGGTGCTTTGGGATCATATTTTACAACAAATCCCTTTAAATCTAACCCTCCATTTGTTTTTGCATTTATTGTATTAAAGTAAACACTATTTTTTCTTCTGACAATAATCCCCTTAGTCAATGCAGCAATTCCACCAAATTTCCCAGAATCCATATCAGTATCATCGGTCATACTTAATACTATTTGATTTACGTGCCACTTTATTTTTGAAGATGGTTTTATGTCAAATATAACTTTTGAAGAAGATCCATCAATATTCATATTAGTAGGAATTCTTCTTACTTCTGCATTAGTTGTAAATGCATAGTCAATTGACTGGTCAATTGTAATTACATTAACATTTACAGAAATAATTTTAGCCTGTAATAGTCTATAATATTCTGTAATTGTTATATACTCATTTGCAACATTCCATGCCCAGGGTTCAATGTTACGGTGTATGAATCAATTACTGCATTTGATGCTAATGTTGCGTTATTGATAAAATATTTAAAATAATATGCAAAAGTTATAGATGTTTGGTCTTGTAAATATGTATCGACATATTGCCCATTTTTGAAGCAATATTTACAACATATTCACAAAGTTCCGAATCTTCATATATAACTGGAAAGTTGCTATTTATTATAAATTTTTTATTAGTCATTTACATTACTTTTGACCAACTACCTTATTCTTTATTGCAGTTCTGGCTTTTAATTTCTCCCTTTTAAAAGCTTCATCATCTTTCATTTTTTGCATCTTTTCAGAAGACTTTATCTTTCTATATTCAATCTCAAGCCTCTTGTTCTCTAACTCAATTCTCTTTGATTCAATATCTTTTTTATCAGACTGGTCTTTCTCTTTGAGTTTAAGTTCCCTATCTTTATAGAATACATCTGAAGCATGTTTCCTCTCTTTTAGTGCTTGAGAAGCTATCTCCATAGGGTCGGGAATTCCATTTTGATTAGCATCAATACTTCCACTCTTAATATATGTTGCTAATTCAGCAGTATATATCTTAGTGTCATTATTTGTATCAACTTCATATTGTTTAAGTTCTCTGTCAAGAGCTTTCTGTTCAGCCTCAAACTCCATTCTCTGCATTTCAATATTTTCCTGAATTTGCATTTGTTGTTGCTGGATTTGTAATTGTTGTTGCTGCTCCTCTTGCTGTCTCTTAATTAAATCTTCTTCATAAGTTTCAATTTTTCTTTGCATATCACCAACATTTCTGGTTCTATACAAATCTGCAATAATTGACAATGAACCATTATTTTGTAAGAATCTTTCTCCAAGTTGTCTTAATGCCTGAAGAGTTTGCATGTCATTTGAACCATTATTTACATCAACTGATACATCTATATCCCTTACATCATTGTAATCAAATCTAAGTAACTCTATTGTACCGGTATCTAATGTAAATTGCCTTACAAATGACTTATCTTTCCATGCAATTTTTGCGGCTTCAATTAAAGCTCTTAACGCCCTCTTTCTTGTATTATCATGTACATCAAACCACTTCTCAGTAATGTAACTTGATTGAACTACAGCCCTTTCTATCCCACCAACAGTCTCTCTATTATCAATAGCACCCTTTCTTTGTGGAGTTATACCAGTCAATGATTCAAGTCTTCTTTCAATAAAGTCAAGCATCATTATATGGTTTTGGATATAATTACCCATTTCAAGGTCAATTACTGGAGAACCTTCATTCATTACTCCGGCAGGTTTACCCCTAAATGCAGCCTTTTGAGATTCATTAAATGCATCAACTACAGCCCATCCTAAGTATTCAGCATAGTATAACCATCTTGACACATCCCATCCATCTGGAACCAAATGTAGTGGCAATTTGGCTATTTTACCCTTATATTTAGTAAAAGCCATTTCAAGCCTATACATGAAAAAGTTGTACAGATATTGCAAATCCCTACCTTCATCGAATAAGCTCCTACCAACATTATTATTAACATTAAATACAGTCCCTACTATACCAGGATTGCATACAGATGGATTGTCCATATGTCTCATTTGGATTGGACATGGTTGCATCCTTAAATATAAATCAGATCCAACTATGGTTGTTTCATACCACTCAGTAATCCATTCCCATTTAACATCTTCACCTAATTCTTTATTTGGTTTATATTGTTCTGGAACCATATCCTTTACAACATCTCCAAATTCATCAAGTTTAGTTATAAATCCAACCTGTCTTTTACCTCTCCAACATACTCTAGTTACCCTAACATTGCCATCAGCATCAAAAGCTCCATTATATGAACCATACATATCATTCCAGTTGTCGACAATTTCAACCCCTGGTATAATATTATTTAATCCAACCGCATGGCCTAGTTGATTTGAAAACATCTGAGAATTTCCAGAACTCCCTATATTATGTCCAGATTCTAAATATTTAATATCTTTCTCTTGAAGTTCGTCATGATACCTATCAAGTACAGCACTTGGTGGTAAATATATATCCTCAACTATAACATCAGCATCTTCAATCTTATATGACTGACCATTACGTATTGTATAGAAATTAAGTGGGTTCCCCTTCCTAAGTACAGGTTCACCTCCTATTATATCAATAACATATATTTCTTCACCAGCTATAAGTAAATCTTCAAATCCCCTACTAAACTCAACTGCTAAATCATTTACTGTATATAAATAATTAAGCATTTGATTGGCCATTCTTTCCCTCTTATCTTTAAAGATATATTTACGCCATTTGTCAAATTCTACAATCTCTTTCTTAACTTGCTCTGGGTCAAAATTTAGTTGTGATATTTTCTCATAATAAAACTTCTTAAACTCTTCATCAATCTGTTGGAGTTTATCGGTAATAGCATCACTGTTTATAACAGTAGCTGTAGGATTAAATATCCTTTTTCTTTCCTCTCCAGAAAGTAGATTTAATGCAGGAGTTAATAATGGATAATTCTTATATGAATTAGGAAAGTCACTATTATCAATCCTATATGGATTGGTAACTCTTTCAGCCTCAACATTATCTATAATGTCATTTCGTAGATTATAATTAATAACCTTATTTCTCCTTGACGGTCTTACATTGAATGAACCAGCATTATTCTTAGTCCACCCAAGAATTCCCCTACCAAAATCTGCACACTCCTTAAACCATTTCTCAGTCTTTTCTTTTTCAGTCTTTAATTGTGGCGGGAAGTATGATTGGTTATTATCTAAAGTACTCATATATTTATAACAGTTTAAAATACAAATTTAATCCTTAATAAATTTCATAAAAATTTAAAAATCAGCACGTATAGCTAAACATGATATACTTCCCTGAGTAGTCCAAAATTGCTCTTTAATTTCTCAGTCCTTCTAAAGAATGGATCATCAGCTAAAGTTTTAACTCTCTCTTTAACAACTTTTTGTTCATATTGACCAAGTTCAGCATCATATATTAATACTGCCGTCATAGCATCAACCCTATCAAAATTCCCATCAGGGTTCCATTGGCTACATTCTTCAAGATACCCAATGCTCCTTATCTTATGGATATTTAATGCTAAATTTTTATTGATTGGATTACCTTCATCATCATATTCCAAATCTGCTAAATCTGTGTATGCGGTTTCAAGTAACCAATCAGCTTGTAATCTCCTGCCATATCTTTTTATTTCTGGAGTTGATGTATAACCCTTAGCAGTATTGCCAGTAAATGCACGTGGTTTCATTTCCTGTTTATCAGCAAGATGTTGAGGATAATCTGCTAACATGTGAAGTGCTTTTTTAGCCAATTGGAAATATCCAAATAACCCCTTCTTATTATTTTCATACATTATAGTAGCATTATAATATAATGCCAATCTATAGCATATTTCAAAATAATCATTAGTTGATGGTCTTCCAGTATATTCAGCAACTATTCTACGTGTAAATCTATCAAATACGAATACACTAGCTAAAGACACTGACCATAGCACTTCGTCATTTTCTATAGGATCCGATCCGGCAATATATCTATACTTGTCCCTATTACCAAACACAGGGTGTTCATATATCTCCAATGCCCCAGTTTTGTCAATATCAGGTTTTGTTGGATAATGTCTTACTGGTAATAAATTTCCATTTAAACAAAACTTGACTGAGTTGTCATCATTTAATGCTAATTGCCCAATATAATGTGATGCGCAGAATTTATCTTCTAATGGGTATATTGTTGATAAATATTCTTTTATATCTAATACTGGGAATATACTTCCTTCTTTTCTTAATACAGCTTCTTCGGGAGTAATAGGTTTTTCAGCTTTTTTCTGAACTAATCTTTGGGAATCTTTGGTAGCATTTCTTATAACCTGTCGTTCTTTTAAAAGAAGTATTAATGATTTTATTACATCAGAATTTCCATTTTTATCATAAGCCCCCTCATATGACACATATGAGGGTACAAAAAATGAACATTCGCCAGAGCCATTTGTCTTGGAATATATATTCCTCATTGGTTTTATGGAATACCCTCTCGGCGAACAGAACATTCTCTCCGCACTTGTAAAATCAGCCCCTTCGGAGCCTCCAGTCCCAGAGCCTAATAAAAATCCATATACTAAATCATCTTGCTTAACAGACTCTTCTGCGACAGTCCAAGTCTTTTCAAGCCCAGGGAATACACCAACCTCCTCAAAAGCCACCAATTTACCAGAGTTGTGACAAATTGTAAAATCATCTAATAGGAATAAATTATCGCCATCCACTGTAAAGCCATAATATTTACCTATTCCATTGTAAGATACTTTAAACTTTGTATCAAGGCTATTTAATTGCTGCTTTGACCTTACTTCAGCTTGTTTCCTTTTTATTTTAGTTGGTATCAAATGTAAATCATTAAATATGGTAATCCTATAATAATTTTTATTATAACCCTTCACATGTTTTACATTCATTGATGTCTTAAACCCTAAACTTCTGCATAAGTACACAATCTGATCTGCCAATATTTTATTAACTTGTATTATTTCAAATCTATAATATTTTTTATCAAAGTGGCCGTCCGAGTCAATTATACCAGCCAGTAACCTTAATCTATTTTCTCTTGAATTTTTTAAAAATAAATCTGGAATATGCTTATTTTTTATTAAATTAAGGTCCCTAAATAAATTTGTTATTTTATTAACTTGGATATTGTGGTATCCACCCCTAGGATCTCCTCCTGAAAACATTATTTGCCTTACACATGCCCCCCTTTTTGTATACTCCTTACATTTAATCCCAAATCCGTCAGCATATTTATATAAATAATCTATAACTTCTTGATCTATATTTGTAATTTCTGGTTTTGCGGAAGCGCCATTACCTAACCATAATCCTAAAAAGTAAGGATCTATCGGCAGCTCCTTCTCATTGAATTCAATTCCTGTTTTTCTAAGATTATATCTTATTTTAACACTTACAGGTTCATTTATGTAACTTCCTGGAGTTATTAATTTCGAATATTGTTTTTTATTTTTATAGTCATAATAAATAGTATATATATCATGCAAGGAGTTAACAATTTGCACATTTCCATTCATAGGGATAATCTTATACATATGATCTTCTCCAGAATGTAATTCAAGAACTTTTCTTGGTTTTGAGTCTGGCCCCATTACTTCATCTCCAGTAATTATGTCTTGAATGAATTTAACTGATCCATCACTCATTAATACTTTAGTATTCTCAGCAAAACATTTGCCCCTTCCTTTGTCCGGGTCGTCCTTACATGTTATCCCCATTACTTCACTAAATCTGCCTTTCTCAATACCTAATTTCTTATCAACATATCCAGATTTAGTATGTTCATCTATATTCTTTAGTCTAGGGCTCCAATATGGAGTATTATCTTCTATAAATGATAGGTTCTCCTTAAATTTTGTTAATGGGCCATCTTTGTATAAATATTCTTTTTGAAACGCCAATATGTATGACTTAGACTTTCTAAAGTGGACATAGTTTCTACACAACATATTTGCCAACTTAAATGAATACCCCCATCTTCTTTTCTTCAAAGAGAACCCAAACTGACCATTATTCTCAGCTTGCTCTATATAGTGAAAGTACCAATAATCTGAATCATATATATTAGGGAACCCTTCGTTGTTACTTGCAGTTTTTGCACCATTCTTCTTCTTAATCATAACCCTGCCATAATTCCAATAATGATAATTATATCCAGATATCCACTCCCCGTCACTTTCCCTAATATAACCTTCTTTACACCTTCTCCTTTCTTCATTCCAAAATTTCATATAATCTGAAGATGGGTCTGGATTTTTAAACAATTTAGTATAGCAGCCAAATTCTTCAAAATGTTTTGCTGCTGGTCTAAAGTAATCCATATCTTCAAGGATATGTGGATTTTCTAAGTCAACATATATCCTACCATTTTTATCCTCAATTCGAGAATCAAGATTGTTTGGATTATCCCACCTTTGTAAATCCTTAGCATATTTCCTGTCAGGCCTTGATAAAGCCTGTATTAAATATATCTTACTTAAGCAATCATACAACTCTGATATTGAAGAACTATCTAAATCTTTCAATACATCGTCAGTAAGTTCAGTTTGTAAAGAATTGAATTTATATTCCATTTATATCCCATTAATCTTCATCATCCATATAAAAACTGCGCTCTCTGCCACCCTTTAGAGTATCAGCAGTTTCCTTATCTTGTTTAACAATCTTTTCCAATTCCCTAACTGATTTAACAGTTTCTATAGAATTTTTAATCATTGAATTAACCCTGGCCATATCTTCACTCTCAGCATCTTTTTCCTGGAAATTTCTTAGGTATGAATCAATCTTTGATAATGCAATTCTTATACTATCAAGAAACCTTGACGTAACAGTCTCATCCAACTCTTTATACACTTGGATAGCGTTACTAACCAATTTATCAGGTCGCCAATTCTTAATCTTTATACAATGATTTATTACAGCATCACTGCGTTGCTTGATATCTAAGTATGAAGAGAAATCTGACCTATTATCACACATATGATATACATAAGACAATTCTTGTATTGCCACAGATTTATCCTTAGATTTATCTCTAACAAATATATCGTTAAATACTTGAACTGTCAGTGCTTCTGGCTTCACCTCTAACTTCCAGTTCACCATCTGAAACATTTCCATTCGCTAACTTACTTTCTAATTTCATTTTAACATGTCTTGCTATTCCTTCTGGTACATAAAACCTACCAAAATTCTTTATTTTAATTACAGGATAATATGCATTTATCTTATCTGGCTTGTAAGACATTGTATTGTATGCCATTTGATTTATAGCGTCAATAACTTCCTCAACTTGCTTTACAGTCACATCATTTGAAGAAGCTACATGTTTAATAAGTTTCCTTGTCTCAAGATGCTTCATCTTCATCAAAATTTTCAAAGAAACTATTTAACTCATAGATTTCATCTCTATGTTGCTTACATACCTTAATCTTACTTCCAGTGAGTTGGTCTGAAACTTCATATACTCCAATCCTTGGCCGTTTCATGCCATTAATCTCACAATAAACACACTTATCTTCTTTAGGTTTCATTTTAGTTAGTACTAAATTTTTTCTAATATATCTTTAAGTTCTGACTTATTCCTAATCTTTCCATAGAACAATACTTTATATTTATCAGAATTTGACATCTCACATATTCTAATTTTATCATCTTTTATAACAAGTGATAACAATCTATCTCCACAATTTTTAACGTAAACATCATGGCTAAAATTAAATCCTAAACTAATAATATCTTCTGAATCTAGGTATTTTACTCTATAAAATGACAAGTAATTTGATAGTGCATTGAAATCTTCCTCCACAATAACATGTATTCTCCACTCTTCTATTGGAGCATTTTCATTAAAATACATATCATATTTTTCACACTCAAACCCAACCTTAAACTCACTAATATCTGGTATATAATATTTTTCTTCCATAATTATAACATTACTCTAATATTACCGTTATTAATTTCTTTATCTAAATTGTATATTGGCCTTAAATCTTCAGGATGTTCCATATATGTAATAACTACACCTTCGTCCAATTCCGATGTTATTAACTTTGGTTCTCTATCCCACCATACTTGGCAATCAATCCATTCATTATAATTAAATGGATTTGACTCACATTTATTTTTTGATGAAAAATCCCAAATATTCCAACTTCCTTTATGATTAACAAGTCTTTGAAATTTAAACCCTTGTTTAAATTCTGAAATGTCTGGAATTCTGAATCCTTCTTCCATAATTATCTTGGTATTGCTGATACAACTTTCTTATGTAACATTTTATTTCCTTGTTTAGCCCTTGTTAAACCACCACAATCTTGACATCTATAAACTTGATACTCTACTGCTTGTGTATAGAAGTTCTTCCCAGGTTCAATTATAAGATTCTTACTTCCACACAACGTGCAATGAGATTCTTTGTCATTACTATATATGTCAATATTGGGATGCCCTTTTATGTATGGTCTTAATTTTAAGTAAACTTTCTCTAATATTTCCACATCATGTTGATTGTATTTCTCCATATATTCAAGTGATTCTTCATCACCCTCAAGGCACTTCTTCCATAGTTCAAAATCAGTGTCATATTTACTTTCTATTCCAAAATTATTAGCAAGATGTTGTAGTTTATTGCTTGAGAAACCAAATTGTTTTTTAGCAACTAACATTGTGTCAACGGTCTTATACGGAGAAGGTGGAACCATGCCATGAACTATAAATCTAGTATTTAGTTTAGGTATATCAAACCTATCTCCATTATGAGCAACAATAATATCAGCTTCATCAAACAATCTCCACATCTCTTTAACAATTCTCTTATCATCTTCATTCTTTGCCTCAGTGTTAGTAACTCTATCCGATATAACACTATTAGAATCTAACCATTTTGCAGACCATGTTAAAATGAAATAGTCTGATATTAACTGTGGGAGTGATATATCTTGTTTCCAAAATCTCCATACAAATGCTTTAATTGGAGCAGTTTCTATATCTATGAATAGTATTTTTGCATTCGGAATAAATTGTTCAACTTCTTTATCTTTAATTTTAGTATTAAATCTTTCATCTATGGTTAGATTACTTCCTAAATAGAACTCCATAATACTACTATTAATCTCTCTGAAAGTTTTAAGAGATTCTTCATCATGTTTTAACCCTTCAACATTCCTATCATTTACAAACCTAACAAGCTTCTTAAAGTCTTCTTTATTATTTATGATAAAATTATCTCCAACCCTATATTTTGATTTAGTATTTTTCTTAGCATACTCAACTTCCTCAACAGTGCAGCCAAGTTTCATTGCCAACTTCTCATTTCCCCATTTAAAGTACCCTGGGTTCTTCTGTAAAAAACTCTGAACTTCTGTAACTTTCTGTAAATCCATTGTCTATTTTATTTATACTATACCTGAAGTTATACTCACCAGACTGTTTATTAAATTTTAATACTTCTCCAGTGTACATATAATCTTCAACTTTGTCAAATATACTTATAAATTCGTAATGTCTTGCTATAATTTCAAAAATATTTTTACTCTTTAATTCAAATGTCATTTTCAACAAATCTAAATGTTAAAGTATTTTCATCTTTTATTATATATTTTCTAACTAAGAAATCCTTCTCTAAAATACCCTTACTCTTTAATTCAGCAAATATATTGTACAAATTGTCATTAGATATCTTAATCTCATTACAAATATCCTTCTTACATTGAGAAGAGAATATTATAGTATCTCTATGTTCTTCAGGTATATTTAGCAATTCATTATATTTGAAATATAATAATGCAAGTACATCTTTTTCTTTAGGCCTAAGTTTATTGAATGGACTAACATTACAACTAAGTAGTTCTATAATCCATCTAAACTTTTGCAATTTATCAACTTTTATCTTTAATTCCATTGCTTAATATTTTTTACCTTTATGCTTCCATCTTACACTCCATATGCTTTCACAAAATCCATAGTCTAATACCCAATTTATAAGAATCAACATTGCTATTATATAACCAATCATTACTCCAGTTATTCCAGAATCTGAATATTTAGAAACTATAAATGCTCCATATAATCCACTTGTTAATATTATTAAAGATACTATTAATTTAATTAATACATTGAGCAATTTGTTAATTGTCAACACCCATTTGCTTAACTTTGTTTATGATGAAATTTCTTTTTTCAATCCAGATATTTGGCTTATGATATGAGTTGCAATGCACTATTCTTCCACATTTCATAGGATTAATTATCTTCATCCCGGAATCTATATATATCATTAAATTATAATCACCCTCACTATAATAGGCATTATCTATTATTAAATCTTTCTTACATCCAAATTAACTATCTAAAATGTCTTTTTTATTTTCCATTGCATAAATTATTGTTTGGACAAATATATAACATAATATATTAAATTGCAACACCCTGGCTAATTTATTTTTAACCAGGGTGTTGCAATTGCTCCAAACTAATACTACTCCAACTCCTTCAATTCCTTCTCAATCTCTTTAACTTTGTCTTTTGCTTTCAAAACATACTCTTGATAAACTTTAGCATAGTCTTCATGAGTTTTCAGATTCCTCTTAGCCTCCTCAAGTTCTTGCTTAAGCCTCTCAATCTTATATTCCTTCTTTTCAATTACATCATACTTTCTAGCATCAACATAATTTTTCCACCAATCTTCATTAAGATTAAATGTTGACGTTGTTAATGTTCCTTTAATATTCCCAGAACAACTTTTACAAGATTCAGTCCCGGCTAAACTACAATTACAATTAACTATATACATATTTTTATTATTTAAGGTTATGCTTCATTATTGTCAACTTCTGTGCCAGGAATATTATCCTGACCTTCTGACTTAGTATTTGTATTTTCTTCTGTAGTTTTGGCAGGTTCTGGGAATCTCTTCATCAACCATTCTTCATATTGAAGTTTCTCAACAGTTAGTTTAGTTAATTCATGTTCTAGTCTCAACACTTTTAACCTATCTTGCATATCTTTAATGTATGCAGCTTGCTGTGCTAATTCCATTCCTTTTGTACCTTTTGGTTTGTTACTCATTGTAAATTTACTTTAGTTTGTTTATACTCTTTATCAAAATTATCTGGTCTTACTGCTAAGTTGATATTACTAGCTGTAAATACAGCATATCTAGCATCTCTATAACTAAACCCTCCCATTGGGGTTCCTTTCATAATAATATCACCAACTTCAACGTTAGTTACATTGGAACCTTTTGCAACTACTGTACAATAATCAAAGTCTGAATTATTATTTTCAGCAACATTTGTTATTATCAATCCAAGACCTTTTTCATGTAGCCTTGTTAATACCATGTCATTTCTCAATATGACATCTTCAATCTTTTTAATTCTATCCATATTCTACTTTGTTTCTTGCAAATGTAATAATTTTTCTTTACAATATTTAATTTTATTTGTATAATGTTCAATTCTTAAATCTATATCAGTAATTGGAAATTCTATAGACTGAAATGTGTAGCAATTAACCCTTGGTTTTTTATATGTAATTGTTATACTTGTCAAGTCATGATAAATATCAGCTTCCGTATATACATTCAAGTATTTAACATATTCATTTACCAATAAAACTAATCTATCAAATTTATTCTTAAATTCCATCTTTTAATACGTAATTTTCTTTAATATATTGATGTAATACACCAGACAATGCATCTACAAATCTTTCATTTTCACTAAGCTCATCCTCACCTATATGATATAGTAATGCATGACATAGTTCATGCATATATGTTAGCAGTAATACTACATCCCATCTCCGAATGAAGTTACTATGTTAAATTCTTTTTCTTTTCTTTTTTCTTCCACCCTTTTTAAAGAAATATTAAAATAATCCATATTATTTTCAATTCCGATAAAGTTTCGGTTTGTGTTTATACAAGCAATTCCTGTGGTACAACTTCCAAAAGTGTTATCTAAAACAATATCATTCTCATTTGAATATGTTTTTACTAAAAGTTCTATCAATAATAATGGTTTTTGTGTTGGGTGTAGTTTTTCAACTCCTTTTTTACTATCTCTATTGAATTTTTGAACTGATATTGGATATACTAAATATGGGTCATAATCTTCTGAATGTTTATAAACACCACTAATTACATTTGTTTCATCAATATTCAAATCACCTTTCATTGGTTTTGGGTTTGTTACATTTTCACGTTTACTCATCTGTGGATTATAAGTTGGTGTTTTCTTATAAAATATTGATATATTTTCGTGAACTTTTCCAAATTGTTTTTTTATTGTAAATGGATTAGTTGGTTTTTCCTTTTGCCAAATAACATCATATTTGTATTGTTTGATATTACTCATTCTAAGCATTGAACTAAATGGTTCATTTCCAAATAAAGCAATGGCCCCATTATCTTTAATAATTCGTTTATATTGTTCCCAAAGTTTGTCAAAAGGTATCACTACGTCCCAAACACAAGCAGTCGTTCCGTAAGGTAAATCACAACAAATAAAGTCAATACTTTTATCAGGTATCAATTTCATTTGTTCTATTGTATCACCGTATCTTAAATCTATTGTCATAATTTTATTTTAATATTTTTCCACCGCACAAAAAAGAAAAAGGGCTCGTTCTCCGAATGAGCGTTTGTGGTTTAAATCCGTACTACTGCTAACATCGTGTATAAAACATAATGGTTTCAGTGGTATATTCAAAATTTGTACTTCTATTATAGTTCATTTTATGTTGAAAGTTTAGTATTTCTAATCCATTACGTTTCATACACGCAACCGTTCTTTCTTTACTTGAATCCTTTATGTAACCCCCCCCTAATGCATTGGTTGATATCTTAATTTCACCGCCACCTTTTATATGCTGACCAAGCCCTTTTGAAAAATTCAAGCTGTCACACTCAATTACGTCAATTACTTCAGCTCCTAATTTA